CAACAGCTAACATCTTCTTGCTGGGTTCTAACTTGATTAAGTATTCATACAAGGTCTTAGTTACCAGTACATCTCGTTCACAATACTTCTTCATCTCTTCGTTGTAACTGTCCCAAGCATCCTCGTTCTCTCCGTAAGTAAGCTTTAACATCTCACCCATCCTGTGTCCCCAAGCTTTTAAACTGTGACTACCTACCATTGCAGGGTCAAAGTCCTTACGCTTGAAGTCATCTTCTCTCAAGTCAGGATGTAAACATCTACTCATAACAAGAGAGTCTTGTACTCGGACCAAAGGTGGATGGAAGTTATACAACTTAGCTAACGCAGGTAGATCAAAACCTATGATGTTATGTCCTATGATCTTGTCTGCTTTGGCTAACATCTTTAGTCCTTCCTTTATCCCATCTCCTTCAAAGGTAATCATCTTACTGGCGATAGGATCATAGACGGATATGCAATGGCAGACCTTGAGGTCACTCAGATTAGTGAAGTCCTCAATGCCGTTGGTTTCTATATCAAAGAATAGTATTTTCATATTATTAAAACGGACTCGCTCCGCTGTTGGTTGTTATTGTTTTGTCTTTGAATACATCCTCACTCTCTGTGTACCTACCGCTATCTTGATTATAAAATAATGTAGATGCCAGTCCAGTCTCACCTGAGAATCTATTCTTTAAGACTCTTACTTTTGTTTCGTTATTGTTTTCTTTTTGTTGATTTCTCTCTAGTCCTAGTACCATATCACTAAGTTGTGGTATAGAATGACTACCTCTAAGGTCTGATAATCTAGTTACTCCACCCTCTTCATGTCCTCCACCATTCGGTGGTCTTCTAAGGTGTGATACTAACACCATTCCACATCCAGTCTCTTCTACTAAGCTTCGTAGTTGTGTCATCGTATTATCAATTAACCTTCGTTCATCATCTCCTTGAATACCACTAACCACAATAGATAGATGGTCAAGGAATATCCACTTACATCCTAATCCTTTACACAGGTATCGTATCTTACTTAACAAGTTATCACTCTCCGTACTGCCGAAGTGGTCATAGGTATAGAAGTTCTTGTTACCCATAGTCTCATCGAATGCTTTGCGTAACTCCTCCTCCTTCAGATCATTCTCTAGGTGCAGTGGTTTGTTAAGATGAATGCCCATGATACCAAGTGCGGTCCTTCTTACTGATTCTTCCAGTGCTATATAACCTACAGTTTCTCCTAGACCTAAGAGGTGGTGACAAACTTCACGACAGAACAAGGACTTCCCAATCCCTGAACCAGCACAAAGTGTCACCAACTCTCCTCGTCTTATACCGTGTGTCATATCATTCAAAGAAGCATACGGATAAGGTTGTGACTCAGAAGTATCCTCCTTTATCACAGCTTGCCATATATCTTCTCCTCCCACTATCCCATCAGGTCTGTATTCCCTCGCTTGCCATAAGCAATTCACCAACTCCTCGCTACGCTTTGCCACTAACATATCATTAGCATCCTTTAGTGGCAGTTCTGCAATGTGTGCTTTACCAGGAGTCAAGAGTGCTGCACATTTTGCTGCTCCATCTCGTCCTGGATCATCGTTATCAAAACAGAAGATTACCTTTTCAAAGGATTCCAACCAATCAATCGCTTGACTGACATACTTCTTTGCTCCACCTGCTCCGTTAGGTACACTAACCACAGCCCACTTGTTTCCGAAAGCTTGACTGACACTTAACGCATCAATCTCTCCTTCACACACTACTACTCTTCTTCCACCACTACTCCAAAGGTGCTGTCCGTATAAGCCATACAGCTCTCCTTTGATAGAAAAAGTTTTGTTAGCGAATCGTAGTTTCTGTGCGACAAGTGCTCCGTTCCTACTCTTATAGTTAGCAATATGCACTGGTTCTCCGTTGTGAGTTCCAATGTGATACCCCCACTTCTGACAAGTCTCTTTAGTTAAACTCCTTCTAGCTACTTCTTGTGGTTTGCCTTGTATAAATGCGGTATCGTTGGTTGTTGGTATAGTCATAGTTTGTTGTCTGCCTCGACTGTATGAATTACAGCTGAAACACATTGTGCTTCCGTCTTCGTTGACGGCAAGAGCGTCACTCGATCCACACTTTGCACACTGCTGATGCGTTCTAGTGAAAGCCATGATTTTGGTACTTGTTTATGTGCATATAATATTCCTTTCTTTTCGCACCACATTGCATAGGTAGTCTTACTTCCTTTACGAATCTTGTTGTAAGCGTTTTGAAATAACAACCTAATGTCTAGATCAGGATGTTGTTCTTTGATTAACAAATGCTTAGACCTATCCTCCGTGACCCACCTCCCCTTGGTTTCAATAATGATTCCGTTGGGGAGGATGAAGTCAGGAGTGTAAGTGCTAAGTCGCTTGTACTCAATAACTAACGATTCGTAAGTGTACTTTATACCACAGCGTCTTAGTTGTGATGCTATTCTCTCTTCAAATCCAGACCTAAAAGTCTGCTTTGATAATGTCCTCTTCTTCTTCTTCCGCATCAAGAGCTTGGTCAAGGGTTTCACCTCCGTTAACATATCCTCCTTCAACCTCAGTGAAGCCAAAAGATTCTGCTGCTTGACTGGATAGTTCTCCGTCTGCCAACTCGATTACTTGTACAGCTAGTAACTCCAATGATACACCTACTCCCATTAAAGGAGAGAACCAAGTTTTAGGACGGACATTTAAACGAACCTTTGATCCACCTCTAATGATTACTTCTCTATCCCAAGGATTACCTTTGGAATCAAACAGACCTAATGATCTTGTGTAATCACTGCCGTCCTTACGCTTACCATTCACTGGTTTCAACTTAGCTTTTAATACATAAGTATCTCCTTCTAATTGAATAGGTAACTCATAAGTCTTTACCTTTTTGCCGCTCTCTTCTGCTTGTTCCTTTTGTTTCTTTTCAAGAATAGGTTCTACCTTTTTAATAATAGCTTCACCTTCTTGTTTCGTTAGTATTATATTACAGCTATACTCTCCTTCAGGTACAAACTTTGTACTCGGAGTGTTAACCCAAGGGTACTGAGCAGTCCCTATAGCTGTCGTTATTGCTTCTTCTCTCTGTCTCGATTTTATCGCCATTTGTTTTTATGTTTTATCTATTATGAGAATATATACTGGCAGTCGTTAAGTGCCGACACATCTAATGTGCCAAGTTCTGGGCTGTCTTCCAGTTTACAATCTCGTTGTGCTTCTACCTCATCCTTGAACTTGTTAATGAGGTCATCGCTAAAATGTTCTGTGTAAATCTCTCTTAATTGTTGGTGCATTTTCGGTGCGTGTGGGCTGTGCGTTGCAAAGCTGTCATGTATACTTGCTAAAGAATAATCACTTTTGCAAGCTAATTCCATCATCACACTTGAGTCTAGGCTGTGGATGTAGTTGGGAACAATAGCTCTAGCCATTCTCCTACTGCTTATTCCTTTCTGTCTGTTGTTAAAATTAAGAATAGTATTTTGCATATTAAGAATGCTGTTCACTTTAACTATTGTTTGATCATACAACGCTTGTACAATTTCCAATCCAAAAGGTGTAGTCCAAGACAAAGGTTCTTCGGTCCTTGCTATTCTTTTAAACCACTTCATCAAGTTTAAATGTGGTTCAATAAGAGCGTTCGCTTTGTCGTTAATTAAAGAAGCTAGGTATATCATAGCCTCATTAAAATCCTCCTTACTGAACGGACTACCTAGTCCCTCCTTCAATCGTTTAACAACAGCATCTTCCAGTGCATCCTTACTCGTGTATCCATTCATTCCAAAAGGTTTACACATCACTATCTTCTTCGTAAAACTACGATCTATTCCAAACTTTAACCAGTCACCTGCCAAGCTGTTCTTACTTTTGTCTTTCATCAGTACCTCGTGTACTTGATCAGCTACTTCCTGGTATATATCTTGTGGTCTTTGGTCAGGTAAAAGATTAACGTGGTAGCCAGAGTCTTCATCCCTTGTTAACAAAGATAGAATCTGTATCCCGTTACAACTAGCGTCCATGTGACAAGGTAACCTAGTTTTAAATCCCCATCCGTGCTCCTTAAACTCTGCAAATTCAAAACAAAAATGTATGAAAGCCCAAGGATCACTCGCTGTCTGCCACCAATCATACTCGCAAGGGTCATTAGCACATTCAAGTATTAACTTTTCTTTCTGCTCGATCCAAGCTAATCGTTTCTCATAACTTCCCTTTACTCCAAAGACATTAGCTCCGTGTACACGTAACCATCTGCTGTCTTCATTGTTATTAATCGCTACTCCTTCAGCAAACTGCAAAGCACTCCTTCCAAAGTCACAAGATTGTGGGTTAACATAGCTGGGTATGGCATACACTCGTCCTCTGTAATCCATTTGATATGGAAAGTAGAACTTATCTAAGTCAGCGTATCGTTTAGCTACGTTAAGTATCTTTAAACACCTCATTCGCTTCCCGTTACTGCGTAAGTTAAACTCATAGATATCTTTTTGCTTACGCTTCCATTCACTGAATGCTTCAGGGTCTGTCTCTGCTAGTTTAGGTACACTGTCCATCGGTTCTAGCAACTCACTCTTCTCCATTCCTCCTATAGACATATCCTTAGACCAAGCCCAGTTCATTAGGTTTAACATCTTAGGATTGATCTTCCAAGCTACTCGTTGCAGTCGGTTAAGAGGTTCATAAGCTACGGACAAGTCCCGATGTTTTATACCATCGTTGTTCTTGATCTTCATGATAGGTAGAGTAGGAAGTCCTTCAGAATTATATCCTCCTCCGTAGTTAGATACCCAGTCAATAGGTGGTTCGGGTGTGGCTAAATAGAATGGACGGATAACCTCACAATTCTCATCGTATTTATTAACCCAAGCGTACAAGTCTTTATTAGGAGCTATGATCTTACGCTTAACTTTATTGTACGAGTGCTTAATCTTTACATGGAACAAGTTAGTGTGCATCCGTATCAACTCGATCAACCAACTACCCAACATTACCTTGTTCCGTTGACTCCAAAGTTCAAACCTTTGATACCTTCCTTGTTTGTGATACTTCCTTTCTTTATCCCAGAATTTATTAACGAATCTATTCCTTGTAAGGGCATCCTTTTGATCGTGTTTTAATAACAACCAATCACTATTATTGACGTGCTCTTTAAAGTAACGGACACGTACTTCATCTTCCAAAGCTTTAGCCACTTGAAAGGAAGCCTCGGATATAAAAGGTTCACCTGGTAGAATATCAAACAATACTTTAACTCCTAGAAAAGCTACCACACTGGGTTCTAAATCCCATATAAAAGGTAGCCAGATAGGGACAGGTGCGTTCGGTCTTAAGTTATCTTCAAAGAATTTATTTACAGCTCGTTCTATAGGTACGTGTACTTCCCTTCCTAACTTTTTATAAGCAGGTAATTCAGAATTATATCCTTGTGCTTTGTATATCTCTTGGGCTTTTCTATATCGAGCTTTACCCCATTGAATCATTACACCTTCTAAAGCTTTATCCATTGTTCAACTTTGTTTTATGTTCGTTGTATAAGTTTATCTTTTCAATCGCTTCCTTTCTTCCGAAGTGAAAGTCATGAAAAGCTTTAGGACGGACACGTAATTCTTTTGTTCTGATAATCTCTCCGTATTTATTGTAACCTAGTTGTGTGTTACTCCAAAACTTTTCAAAGCCTTCCGCTACTTCTGAAGCGAATGATTTACTAAGGACCTCGTTGCAATCGTAATCTTCTAGGCTACTCATGTCGGTTTAAATTTTGTGTTAAACTCTTCGTAGCTCTCGTATCCTTTATAAAGATACCAATCTATGTTACTGAATAAGCGTCTGTGTCCACCTCCCCATTTATCACACCGCCAAAGTTCAAACACTCCAACATCAAATGGATCAAGATCATAGAATAACCACTTCTCCAATCGCTTTAGTTTAAGTTCATTGACTGGGAAGTTATTTTCTATCTCCCAAAACTGAAAGATAAAATCACGCTCATCTTCACCTCCTTCCATTTTAATTAGGCGAGTAGCGTCAGGTATTAAAGGAGGAATTATATCGCTTTTACATCTATCATCCTCCCAATCGTATGTTTCTCCATAACCTTCAACCCAATCATAAGCTTCTTTTAGTTGTGTTCTAGCTCCGTTCTTTTGAAGGTCTGGAAAGTGTTCACTCAACAAAGCAAAACTTTCTGCTTCAGTAAATTTTAATTTAGTTGTCATTGTCTTTTTCTTCTAAGCTATCTAAAATATCTTGTTCCTTTTTGGCTTTAGCTAGGGTCATAGAATCAATAGGTTCAAATCCAGCTTTCCAGTTCATCTCATCTATATCATCTTGGTTTATATCTAAGAAGCTGTCTAAGGGTTCTAGTGACCAGTATTTATTCTCCATTGTTGTACTCCTCCAGTAGATGTTGAAGGGACACGTAAAGGTCAAAGTATTTATGGTTGGGATCAAGCACACCTTTAAAGTGCTCGGTCATTATGTAGTGCATGGTTTCTTCTATCATGTTTCTATTGTTTATATATTTAAAATCTTTAGGTGTTATTTCTGTTCTCATTGGATTGTTGGTTGTTTGTCTGATGCATCCTTCTATCGTGCTGTATCTCATGGTTCATTATATAGAAAGCCAAGCGAGATCAAGACAATAAGGGCGAACATTAAAAGCATTTCTAAGCTCATTGGGTTGCCTCCTTTGCGTGGGTAAATTTCATACCTAACATCTTTGCCAGGGTAAAGCCCGTCTTGCTAGCTTCTTCTACTGATCGTGCTTCAACCTCGCTTATCGCTCGCTGTTTAACAATGCCACTAGGTAAGGTATGATCTGCAAATAGTTGGTAGTTCTTTAATGGTCTTCGAGGTTTAGTTATATATTTCTTTCTCATGTTTTGGTTTTATTTAATTTCTTTAGTTCTTTTAATACTGATTTATATTGCTCAATCTTTTCCTCATGGCTACTCGCTCGACCAGTGAACAAGTGCGGTAAATCTTTCATGTGCCACTGGATGTAGACCTCTTTATAATCGCTCACTATTCTGTGAACAAAGGCGGTATCTTCTATATATTCGGTTACTGACATAACTTTTCCATCTCCACTTTGCATTCTTTATAATTGTCCAAGCACTCATCGCATTCTTTTTCGGTCATGTTCTTTATAGGATCGCAACCATGAAATAATATATCTTCTATCTCGTCAAATTGGATGTTATTCATTTCAATCTTGGCTATCTCTCTTTGTTTTTCTTCTAAAGTTTTCATAATGTTTTTATTTCTTTCTATTAGTTTGATTAAAGGCTACAGATAAAAATCAAAGTTGCCCAAGTGGCAAGCACAATTACAGGGCTAACAAGCCAGACTATAGCTTGTTCCTTGCGTGATGGTTTAAGTGATGTGAATAGCTCGTCTATGTCGGTTTGATTGATTGGTTTTTTCATGGTTAATTGTTTTATTTATTCAGCAGTTAATCGATCCTCAAGAAAACTTGCTATTTCCATTAAATCTTCATTATCTGCCCACTCAGTAAGTAAAATGTAAAGTATTTCAATCTTACAAGGGCTTTTATCTAAAGCTTTATTTATCGCGTTTATTGCTTCTTGTGCGTGTGCGTGAGTTGTGTCTAATTTCATAATTTTTTAGTTAGTTGATTGCTTGTTCTATTGCTCTTTTCTTTTTTGAGCCGTGAGGATTTATCCATATTGACTTTGCACCTATACGATTACCTTTGCAAAGTTGGCACTGATCACATGATAAGCCTTTACTATCAGCAAGGCATTCTAAGGTATCCTTTGGTTGTTCGGGTGATACATGGAAATATCTAAGATTCTTTTCCTTTGCTCGTCTTACTGAGTCATTAGTCTCAGTACTAGCCATGAAATAGTTGCCATAAGCTGTCGCTTTTTCTTTAGACATCTCTTTCCAATCGTGAAAATAACCTGTCCATCCGTCGCAAGATTCAGTTATCATCTTAATAATAGAAAGAGGAATTAAAGACGGATTACCATATGCTCCAAAGCGAACCTTGCGTCCATTGAATACGCTATCATATAAAAATAGGTCTAACTTAGGATAAGAATTCTTTTTATATGCTTTCCATATACTATTTGGAGCTTGTCCTACATTAACATAACAGCCGTTACCACTTGCAAACTTACACCCCGTACAAATCGTGGACGCATCCAATCCGCTTTTAACTCCGTCTACTGGGCTATGATCAGCTAATAAAATCCAAAGTTGAATCATGTTACCCGTCTTGCGATTGCTTGTTTTTAAGGTAGCTATTACAGCGTATTTTTCGCCATTCTTACTCCCCTCATATATTAAAAATCCGTTCGGTTTCATGTTAGATAGCCCCCCTCTTTTTTATTTCTTGTTTTATATCATTTATCCTATCATTACCTAATTGCTTAGTTGATTCGGATAAAATATCAATTTCCTCTAATAAGGTTTTTTGATAGTTAGTAAGTAAAACTTGCAATTCATGCAATGATAAATCTTGGAGTGTTTTCATATTGTTATCCAGTTGTTTTGATGTTTAAATCTATATTGAAAAGAATATCTATCAGGTCGATTTTTAATTAATCTTGATTTCAATAGTTTGCGATAATTTAACATTGATTCCTCTAAATTTTGGCTTTCACTGGTAATCCAATTGCCTTGCAATCGATATCGAGTTAATAAGGTTTTATAATCGTGTTTCATATTATTTTCTATTTGATTTGATTAATAAGTTATCGAGTTGCAAATCTTCTTTAATATCTGATTCATCATCATCTTTATGCCAACGCGCTACAATGTTTTCGCCTTCTATTGAATCGTCAAAGTAATAAGTATAATCTCCTATAGTTACATATAAGGATGAATTGCTTGGTTTTTCTATTTGCATGATAATTTTTTCTATTGATTGATCTGTTTAGTTAAGGTTGTTTAATGTGACTTATAATTTCATCTAATTGCTCTAAAGCTTGTTTAATTTGATCACAAGCTTGTAAAGCTCTGTCATTAACTTGCCACTCATTCTTTCCGTGTATTAAATCCTTAATGCGTTGCCTTACGTCAAACAAATCGTGTGCCATGTTCTTAACTTTGCATATATCTAAAAGCTTGTTATATTCTTTTCCGTCTTTGTCTTTGTTAGCATTGAAAGATCCTACAACTTTGTTTTTATTATCGAGAACTTCCCACTCGCAAAGGTTTTTCCTATTTGTTCGTATTGACGGCTGAATGTTCATATTATTTAATGTTTTTATATATTGGTTGTTATTAATAAACTTGGTTCGATTTCTAGTATATATCATGTGTCAATAGCTTTACCTATAAAATCAGTAGCTAAAGTATTGATATTTAATGAGATACAAAAAGATTAAAAAAGTTTTAACAAGGTAGTTTTTATAGAGTTAAAGCGAAAAAGTTTGTTGTAAAGTTATGTCTGGCAGTACTTTATGAAAAGATTTAATGATGATTTGTAGTGTTTAACCGGTGTTCAATAGATTTTAGCAAAAAGAAAGTTAAAAGGAAAATGTGACGTCAAGATGTCATGATGTCATGATGAATTGATTGAATGATGTCATAAAAATAAACGAAGAAAGAAATTCAAATTTACAAATGATAATCAATTATCAATAAGCTTGTTTGATGTGATTTGCTTTACTCGTGTAATACTATAACAAAAGAGCTATAGTTGCTTTACTCGTGTAACATTACCTAAGTCATTGACTATCAGTAATTGGACATAATGTGTATTGTACGATTTAATTTCATAAGTACATTGATTGCCAGTAGTTTATGAAAATACATTTTAACAATATTCTACAATATCCCTCCCCGTAGCTCATTTTTATAGGGTAGCTTGGGGGTATTTTGCGTCAGCGTATATAGCGTAACCCCCTCAAATTTTTTCAACTAAAATTAAAAATCTAATGCCTGCAAACTGACCGTCACGATTCTTCGTCTTCTTCCTCTTCATCAAAGTCTGCATCAAACTCTATGATACTGGTAGCTAAAAGGTCATATTTAATGAACTCCAGGACACCTATGATTGTTTGGTCGTTCAATTCAAACTCCCCTTTATAGCGATTTATTAAATTACATAAGTCGTTGGTTAACAAGTCTGTCTGAGTATCTATGTCCATAGTGTTAAATTTTAGGCTTTACAAATCTGAAAAGCGATTATAATGTTTTATTAGGAACTCCTAGAGGAGTGATTTTAAAACCAAAAGGTCTTAAAGAAAGAATAGTGACTTAAACTAAAGAAGTCGATACTTCGTTCTTCTCCTTCTTTGATCATTCACATAAGAAGACCCTGTCCTTTAAATCCTTTATATTAACAAAAGCTTTTAAGGATAGGTGTGTCTAAAGACCTACAATGAATAGTTATAACAGCTTTTAAAAGGAGGGAGGGTCTTCGTCAGGGTCGACCCTCTTTTAGTATGTACTTTATAAATATGTATTTACACTAACTACCCAAGCACCTATATTAATCACTAAGATGTAAGATTTGTTATAATAGGAGTAGCGATAGCTACGACCAAAGCATAGCCTTAGGACCTTTAAGACTTCTCTTATGAAAGGAATCAGTAAAGGATGTTAATTCTTTATCAAGTAGTTCCTGTTTCCTAAAGTTAATGTTATTATCAACATCCTGGTTCATTTGTTCTACCCAATAGTTAACAGCAATAGAAAGAGCATCTAATCTATCATCGTGATTAAGAGAGCCTTTATCTTTTGTTATACGACTAAGTTGATAGAATAACATATACTTAGCTTGATGTTCTATAGGATACCCTTGAGCACTCTTATAGTCATGTTGAACAACAGAAGGATCAATAATAAGTTTATGTTGATTAAGAACAGGTTCAAGGACATCAATGATTCTAAGTTCCTTTTGTTTAGAGTGTCTAACTTCTTCTATAGTTACTGGATAGGAAGTCATAAACAAAGGTTTAAGAAGTTCCATGAACATACCATCACCAAAGTTAGACTCTATAATGATCTTGTTAACTTTGTTAGTCTTAGCTATGTGTACTAGTTGTTTAAGGGTTTGATCATCATAACCACCTTTTAGACCACCAGCTTCAGGAACAAAGAGTTGACCGTTAAGCATCTTAACCACAGCAAACCCTGTTTCATCTTTACCTCTACCACTAGGGTCAATAGACAAGACAGACCCTGTATACTCTACCATATCACCAATAGTCTTAGAAGGTCTGTGGTATCGATCCCCACCTAGTCCTACATTAGGAAGGTCTTTGTTTTCGTTATCAGGATCACTGGACCATATAATCTTCTCAGGAGCTAAGTCATTATCAATATCTGTTATAATAAGATCGTTAATCTTCAACGGGTATCTATCAGCGTCCGATAGCCTAGGATTAAGCATGAACTGTAAAGCATACCCAGTACGACCATAAGATAGCTTACGCTCTTCTAGGTCTAAATCAGAGAACCTTAAAGGCTCTGTAGTGTGTCCTACTGTCTCTTCTGTTATCTGTTCAGTTATAAAGGGAGCTATATCATTGTCGTAGTTCTTTAACACTAAATCCTCACTAGGGTACTCAGAGGTCCATATACGAGCGTCATAGCCTCTCTCACGCAGTTTGTTATAAATTGAATCCTCGCACTGCGGTGTGCCTAGAAAGAGAATCCTAGAGGTGTCTAAGGGCTTTATAATAGCTTCAAACTCTTTTACTTGTTCATCTAGCTTATCTCTCATGCCTTGAGTAGCAGAGTTGTTAGGTACTTCTATATCGTCAGCAATGATGATGTCAGCACGGCTACCTGTTAACTGAGAGGATATACCTAGAGACTTAACGGAAGGTGCGTGAGCAGCAGGTGCAGGTCCTACATCAAAAGCTATCTTAGAGAACCTTTGATCGTTCTTAGGGATGAGTCCTTGAAGAACAGGAATGTCGTGTATGATTTTCAAGGTAAAGGTGGAGAAGTCATCAGCACGGTTCTTAGAAGCAGATACAACAAGTATGTTCTTAGTAGGGTCTAGTAGGAGTTGATGAACAGCATAAGCTGAACATATCCAGGACTTACCTACACCACGGAACGCCATGATAACAGATCGTTTAGGACCGTGTTGCATGAAGTCAGCTATATCGTATTGTAAAGCTGTAGGATCAGGTAGGTTCAAGTGTTTCCAAACTACATATAAGAAGTTACGGAAGTCCTTGAGTTGTTTAAGCTTTTCAATACTCATGCTTCAACTCTCTCTCTCTTCGGTGTTGTTATTACTTTGTAACTACTCTTTCTTCAGGTTTGTCTTCAAAAGGTAGGACTTCTCCCAGTAGATCATTAAGTGGAGTATCTTTACCACTCATAAGAACTACATCATTATCTTTTAAATGTTGTCTGGCACAGTTAAGTAAAGCAGGATTATACTCTTCAGTGGCACTCATCAGTTGAATACCTTTACTTAAAGTATCTGTTAAAAGGATGTGTAAGTTACCTAGTTCTTCTCTTGTTTTCATAAGTTGTTAACACTTCCACCTTCTAAGGGCTAAAGCTTTTCTAGTGGGTCTACCTTTACTATCTTTCATTGGTCCTTTGTTACCACTCATACGAGCACAGAAGCTACGCTTTCTAGGACCACCACCAGGTTGAGGGGCTTTTAAATTAGAACCAGTAGCTCTGTTATACTTAGCCCTGCCCTTTGCAGTGAGACCACCCTTACGAGACTTCTCACCTCTACCTAGAGATAGTGATACTCCTTTACGCTTTGCCATAGTTCTTCTTCTTTTTCTTTATAGAAAGTTTACGCTTACAATTACATTTTTTCATATGACTACTTCTTTTTAATTTTTAAAGATACTCTAGCTGCTGGTGTATTACTAACAAATTGTTTACCTTTTGCCCCTGCTGCTTTCTTTTTTCTAGCTGTAGATGCTCGTTGTGATTTAGATAGGGACTTAGCTTTTGACATAGGTAGACATCTATCAGGATTCTTTTTATTCTTAGAAGTTCCACAAGCACCTTTAATGTTACCATCTGATCCTATACGCACCCAGTTCTGTGCTCTCCATTTAGCTAACTCACCCATAACTACTTCTTCTTTTTAATTGAAAGCTTCCGTTTACCTTTACCGTACTTAGGGTCTTTGCAGTATTTAGAAGCAGCCATGTTAGCGTAAGCAGATGGATACTTATCAAATGTGCGTTTAGCCCAAGCTATTCCTTTTGGACATATCTTACTCATCGTTTCATTAATATCTCCATCATTCTATCCAGTTT